CACCGTTGTTTTTTCAACAACAGAATCAAGACCTTTTCTTTCAAAATCGCCAGACCAACCGATTCCACGGGCATAACGCTTAATTGTCTTTATTTCTTTCTGAACAACTTTTCCGCCTTTGCTTGCAACCCATTTGCCCAAATCGTCAATTGGGGACTTTGGCTTAGAACCAACAGAATGCCCAACACGGGCTTCAATTGCAGACTTGCGCTTCTTGGCAGCCATAATCAGTAACCTTTCTTTATTGACTTTTTAGCCGACTTCTTCTTCGGCGGATAATTGCTGGTGGTAATGCCAGCCTTCGGCTTGGCATCTGCGTGCGATGACAAAATACGGTACTTCTGCGGCATAATCAACTCCTAAATGGAAATGGCGGGGGATTTCTGTCCCCCGCCATTATCCAATTTGTTCCCTGAAGGAAATTACTTCTTGTAAATGGTAACCGTGTCAGCGGCCGTAAACACACCGAGGAAGGTGGACGAAGTGGCGGCTTCAACAACCGCATCTCCAACCAGCGTCACGCCCGATGCACCAGCCGTCAAAGTGACAGCGTGGGTTGCGGGCGCAAGGTTCACAACCGTGAACTCAAACGAAGTACCTACAACCTCATCGGTTACAGCGGCACCCAACTGTGCACCCGTCGGGGTGGTCAGGGCACGACCCGCCGTTGGGGTCATCGTGTAAACCACGGGACCACCAGCCAACAAAGTGGCGGCAGACTGAGTGGTTGCTTCGTCCGCGGCGGCAACAACAGTTGCCTTTTCTGCCGCGGCTACATACGCTTCAACGCGCTTACGGGAAATTGCACCATCGGTGCTGTTTGCTACAAGTGGCATTCTATTCTCCTAGATTTATGTTCTTGTTTATGGGACTTTAGTATGCGGGGGGCCGAAGCCCCCCGCTAACCAACTTAGGCCGTTTGGGCCGTCAACTTGCCTTGCTTGGCCGCGTTGCGGCAGGTCAGGTTGCCGTAGCACATAATCAATGCGTAACGGGCATCCACATCCTCAGGCTGCACAAACTGGGTTTGAGCAAACCACTTGGCTGAGTGACCAACAAGCGTCAGGTACTTGCTGTTCAGAACATACATCACGCCAGAGTCGCAATGCACATCGTAAACCACAGGAGCGGCCTTGAACAACAGGTTCTGGAAACCAGCGTCAGCGGTACGGGTGTCCGTGTAACGCAGGTTTGGCTGGAGCAGTGCCTCGTACTTCTCGTACAGGGTCTGCGTGGTCAGAATCATGTCTGGGTGGTCATTACCAACCGACACGCTGTTGTAGGCGGTTGCCATCTTGGCAATCGTCAACGCGCCAGCCGAGTTGTTCTCGTACGACCTCCACCAAGTGGCGGTCGAGCGGTCAATTCCACCAACGGTTCCAGAAGCCTCAACGAGGTTTCCAAGACCGTTCCAGTTCTTGCCACTGTTGCCAGTTCCGTCACCGAAGAACATCTGGTTGAAACCTTCACGCATGGACTCTTCAGCCTGCATAATCTTGGCTTCAAGCAGGTTGATAACTTCCTGCTCACCGTTGTTCTTGGCTTCCTCAATGCCCGAGATGCTGATGGATGCAACATACTGCTTCCAGTCGTACTCGGCGGCAGTGATGCCGTCCTGCGGGGTCAGCGCAATGCTGTCGTATCCACTGTACGAACCAACAGTGCTGTTGGTGCCATAAATCAGCGGCTCAACAATCTTGGAACCACCGTTCAGCATGCGGATGCGACCCTTATCCATGAGGAAGTAGGTCAACGGCCGTGCCGTGAACACATTGTCCGTGAGTTGGTCACGGTAGTTAGCGAGCGTTGTGCTAAGCAACGCATCAAAATTCGGGTTAGACATTTTCTCTCCTAGAGACTAGAATTCCAATTAGGGCATGTTCATTTGACGCTTGGCGGCCGCCCACGCTTCAGATACCGACCGAATCGGCTCAAAAGAATCACTAGTTGTGGTTGCCGTGGCGGACGCTCCGCCCGACACCACTGCGGCTTGACGCTTCGCATCAACCACAGCCTGTTCGGCTTGTGATTTCTGCTCAGCGGCTTGACGCTCAGCGTTCTGTCTTGCAATCATGCGGTCAAACGCAATCTGTTTGTAAGTGCCTTCAAGGTCATTGCTACCGTTACGCAAAGCGGCGGTGACAACTTCTTGAACATTGAAGTCCTGATACTTGGCTTGCAGTCTGGCGACCTCTGCTTCTACCTGCTGTTGAGACTGGTATTCTTCAAAGGAAGCAATCCTGTTGTCCAGTTCCCGATAACGAGCCTCTACTGGGTCCAAATCCTCAAAGGATTCGCCGCTTTCCACCATGTCTGTCACAGCCTGACGGCTAAGACCGTAATGGTCGGCAAGCATGCTAATCGTCGCGGCAGGGTCACGCTGTAAAGCCGCCTCAAGAGCGGTTGCAAACTCAAACTGTTGACGCTGTTGCGACAACTCTTGCGTTTTGCGCGTGTAATCTGCTTGACGCTGGTAACCAGCAATAGCCTCACTAAGCGGAACCTGAAGTTCCTCACCGTCCAACTTGACTGGAACTCGGTAATCCGAGTATTCCTCAACACTAAGAACGGGTGTATCTGGGGCTTCTGAAACGCTTTCCGAAACGGGTGACCCTTCGGGTTCCACGGACGGCGTGTTTACGACTTCATCAGTCATTATGTGTTATCTCCTAGAGTCCTATAATGGTTGCTCTACAATTAGATGATGCTGTTCCCTATTGGGGTGGCATCATCCCCTGTTGACCCAGCAAAGCCTGAATTTTCGCAGGGTCACCAGTCAACGGACCCATCGGCTCCGCTGTCGCCTGCTGGGGATTCGGTATGGCAGGCGGCATGCTAGGTGGCATGCCAGCAGGCATGCCCGCAGGACCAGCCATCTGAGGCGGCATAGCCTGAGCCATAAACTCATCAGGATTCTTCACACCAAAACCCTGCTGAAGCACATAAGTGGCCAACTTCGCCATGTCAACGACACCAGCACCAGCGAACGGTGCCATCGCATCCACAATCTGGAGAGCCATCTGGCGACGGAACTGCTCATTATGCGGCTGGGTGGAACCAGCCTCAACTTCAAAGTCAAAATCGCCAGCCAAATAATCACGGTCAAACTGAATCCAAATCGGGTCACCATCCTTGCCAGTGAGACGAGCAACCTGTTCGCCAGTCATAAACTGGCGAGCCAAAGCCACCATCCTGCGGCCAACCTCAGCAATAGACTGCTCAACAATCGCCAACTTATCAGCCGTGCGAGCGTTGACAGCATCCTGAGTCAAAGCGGCTTCGGTGGCGGTGCGGCGAATCTCAGGTGAGCCGCCACGCTGAATCTCGGACACACCAGAAACACGGTCAATGTCACTGATAATCAAACTGGTCTGGTCATAAAACTCTGGCGGGTTAATCACCGCAGGCATCGGAGCAATAACTGAACCCAACGGCTCATCGCTGGTGACGGGCACCATCACATTGTCGTCATCCGACTCCAACGCCCCGCGACCATACTGGTCAAACGCCGACTCCTTATACAAGTATTTGCGGGCGTAACGCTTACGATGATTCATTATCTGTGTGCGCGTCTCGTTCAATTCCTTCTGTAGCGGCTCAATGCTTTCTAGGTCGCCAACAGGATAAAACTGGTCAGGCACATCATAATTACGAATCATCACAAACGGCTGACCGAACGAATACGGCAACGGCATCGGCTTAACAAGGAACTGCTCGGAAGTCTCACAGAACACCGACATTTTCTTGGCGGCCACATCATAGAATTCCCAGATTTCCGCGTAACCCTCGTTCTTGTCGTGAATCTTTTTGCGGGACGGGTCATCCGCGTAGCGGCTGACCGCCATCACAGAAACCTGTTCACGAGCCGCTTTCGCATAACGCTTATCGGACTTAACATCAGCAATCGGACGGCGAATACGCTGGGCAATCCACTTAATGTCCTTCATGCTCGTTGCGTCTGGGTCAACAAACACATCAAACGGAGACACACGCTCCGCAAACGGACTATCCTCTAGGATAACCGTAATCGGCTGGGACTCGCCACCCTCGGCTTCGGGGTCGGATGGGTCAACATCGTCACCGACAACTTCTTCCTCAACAAACCTGTAGCCGACCTTAATCCAACCATGACCAAAAATCAAGCCGTCTTTAACGGCGCGACGAAACTCAGAACGAATGTCCTTGTGTCGCCACCAATAATTAACCACAGCCTCAGCAACAACCGCCTGAGCCGCCTCATCAGGCTTGACCGAGTTCACCGTAATTTTCGGAAAGTTCACCGAAATGTTCGGTGAAATAATGTTCACCGTAGAAAACGCAATGTTCACCAGCAGGCGGTCCTCATCACGATAATCCTCATAATGGTAGCCGCGATACATGTCTACCAGTCTGCGCCAAGTCGCATCATAGCCATCATCTTTACGCCAGCGGCGGCTGGCATCCAAACGCTGTTTGTATTGCTTCAGATAATCCGAATTTGATTTTCTGGCCATTTAATTTTAGTTCCTTTTTCCTTCATGCCAGCCAATGTGCTGGTCCAATTTAGATGCAACTTTGTCTATTCTGTTGCCGATTGACTTCAAAAGAATTGTGTTGTGGGCATGCTGTTCACTGTTTTCACGCCTTAAACGATTCAGAATAACCACAACAGGCCCAGTAATTACGGCAACAATTATGGGCACAATCCATTCCACGGCATTACATCCAGTTAGTCACAGGCTCAGCATTATAGCCATTAATTTTTG